ACTGGTATTACAACTAGAGGAATTGATGGAACAACTGCAAGAACATATACAGCAAATACACCAATTCAAAAGTATGAATTTGCTGGTGTGTCTTTAAGAAAAATCAACACTACACATAACCTTATCAATTCATCAAATACTATTCAAGATAAAGTAACTCTTGATCAATATCACGTAAAGATTTCTGGAGCAGCGGTATTTAACTCAAGTAAAATTGGTGGTGGATCAAATGCTAAGGCAACTCAAAATATTCAGTTTGAAAGCATTATTCCTCATATTGATTATAATCTTCCAAATGGAACAAATATTAGTGCTCAAGTAAGAACGACATCTGCAACAAGTATTGATGGAAGTGAAGTATCCTTCCAAGATAAAGGATATGAATTAGTTTCGTTAACAAATGAAACAACGTTCAAAGATCCTAGAATGATTGCTTCTAGACCCAATGAAGAAGCAAAACTTCTTGCTCTTCCTGGCTCTAAATCATTTACTTTTGAACTAGAATTGAGTACAACTAATGAAAATGTGTCTCCAAGCATAAACGCATTTGAGAGTTTTATTACTACTCAATCTCATAGAGTAAATAATCCAATTACAAATTATGCCACAGATAGAAGAGCAAATCTTCTTATAGAGGATCCACATGATCTTTCATATCTAACTAAGGTAATTAATCTAGAAGCACCTGCAACTTCACTGAAAGTTTTACTTGATGCTTATAGACCAGCAGATGCTGATATTAGAATTCTTTACAGATTGTTTAGAGTTGATGGTGCTGAACTTGATAAAGTATTTGAATTATTCCCTGGTTATGATAACCTTGATGCTAACCAACAGGTTATCAATATCAAGAACAATAGTGGAAGATCTGATAGAAATATTTCTGCAAGTTTAGATAATCAGTTTGTGGAATATACTTGGACTGCAAATAATCTACCACAATTTAGTGCGTATCAGATTAAAGTAGAATGTTCAACTACAAATCAAGCACAATCACCAAGAATTAAAAACTTTAGAGCGATTGCATTAGCATGACGAAACGAGCAAAAGTAGAAGATCATTCAAATTTTGAAAGAGACTTACATACACAAGCAATTATAAACACAGATATGGTTGCTTATGAGAAATATATCAATGAAAGAAACACTCGTTTGCGTTATGAAACAGAACTTAAAGAACTGAGATCTGAAATCGAAGTTCTAAAGTCTCTAATTCTCAATAAATAATTACAGTATAAAGGTGGGAGATGGCAGTTCCAGTAGTTAACCTAGTCATTGAACAGGGAACTGATTTTTCAAGGACTTTCAACTTGAAAAAATCTGATGGATCTGCATTGGATTTATCTAATTACACTTTTGATGTCAAAATGAGAAAGTGGAGTGGTTCTGCTGGATTTATTAGTTTTGCAACAACTTATAATGCAACACCTTCACAAGGTAATCTAACAATATCATTAACAAATGCACAGACTGGAATTATAACCACTGGTCGATATAATTATGATGTAGTTCTTACAAATACGGGAGCTAACGGTGTAAAAACAAAAGTAATTAGTGGACAAATAACTGTAAATTCTACCGTATCCTAAAATGTCAGATATAGTTGTTGCTACTGGAGGGAACGGTTCTTTAGTTTCTTCAGCAGTATCTTTAGATGATGCAGCCGATCCTGATATAGGTGTAGGAAACATTCAAGTAATTACTTTATCCAGCGGAGGAATAGGAGGAGTGGCAAATCTATCAGACATTTTAGATGTAGACACTTCAAATCTAAATGCATCTACAAATAAATTTGTAATGGTATATGATGCTACTGCACAAAAGTATAAGTTTGTAAATCCTGATGCCATTTTAGATGCTTCTGTTGGAATAACAACAGCAGATCCAACACCTGTAGGAATGTCAACTGCAACTATAAATTACTTAGATGATGTGTTGGATAACAAAATTGATCTTGATGCTGGTGAATGGTAATATTCTAAATATTTGAGAACGCAAATAACCAAGTATAATTTATGGCTGCTCCAGTAATTCAGTTTAAAAGAGGTATTTTTAGTAATCTACCAGGCTTGAGAGCAGGTGAACCAGGTTTTACTACGGATAAATATGATCTTTACGTCGGTATTGACAGTACCACAAACGGCAATAAATTCTTTGGTTCGCATCGTTACTGGACAAAAGAAACTACAACAGCAGGTTCTGGCGTAAACCTTGTTGAAGGTACTAATAATGGTACTAACTCAGTAACACTAAAAGCACCTGCAAGTATTACTTCAGATGTAACTTATACATTCCCAGGTGCTGCTGTAGATCAAGGATATTTAAGAACAAATTCTAGTGGTGTACTTAGTTGGGAAAGTGGTGTAAATGCAACTGGTGTTTCTACTATTGCATTCCTACAAGCAACTACAGTAAACGTAAGTGCTGCTGCTACTATCCCAACACTATCGGGTACAACAGCAACGTTTACTAATATTACTGCTAATGGTGGGTTTACTGGAAATATTAACGCAGCTGGAGTTTCAACTGTAGGTTCTTTACAAGCAACTACAGTCAATGCTTCTGGTATTGTAACTGCATCTTCACTACGTGCTGCTGATCTACGTACAACTGGTGGTGCATTAATTCCTCTAGTTGGTATCCAATCAGCAGGCGCTGCAACAGGTATTGTTACAGCATTCAAGTTTGTTGGTACTGGTCTTGATGGATTCACCGTTGCTAACAATGTTGCAACAATTTCTTACTCGGGTGTTGCAGCAACAACTTATACAACTTCACAAACTGCAACTGCAACTCAAGGTCAAACTGCATTTACCTTTAGTGCGGGATATAGTCAAGGATTTGTTGATGTATATCTAAATGGTATCCGTCTAATCACAGGAACGGATTATACAGCAACTGATGGTTCAACAGTTACTCTAACTTCTGGAGCAACTGCTGGCGATGAAATTGAAATGGTTGGTTGGAAGTCTTTAGGAAGTGTTGTTGCAGTTAATGCCCTTCAAACAACAGGTTCTCTAAACGTAAGTGGAATTACAACTTCTACTGGAGGATTTACAGGTAACATCAATGCTTCTGGAGTTTCTACTGCATCATTCCTTCAGGCAACTACAGTAAATGCTTCTGGTATTGTAACTGCATCTTCATTCTCTGGTTCTGGTGCAGGTTTATCAGCAGGAACTACACCAATTAGCACTCTTGATATCGATGGAGCTACAGCAGCAACAGCAGTTACTGCAGATGATCTATTGATCATTGATGATGGTGCTAACGGAACTAATAAAAAAGTCACTGCACAAGTTCTTTCCAACTTTATTCTAGGTGGTGCTGGTGGTGCTACTTTCCCATCAATCAATGTAACAGGAATTGGTACTGTTTCTCAACTCAATGCAACCACATCAGTTGTAGGTGCTGGTTTAACGGTAAATGGAGCAACTGATCTAAACGGTGGTTTAGACGTTTCTGGTGGTGAAACAGTTCTTTCATCTGCAACAGATTCCGATGTAACTTCAGGTCGCATTGTTACTGCTGGTGCTTCAGGTGCTTTACAAGATAGTGCCAACTTAACTTTCGGCGCTAATGGTCTAAGAGTAACAGAAAGTGTTAATGTTTCAGGTATTATTACAGCATCTGCTGTGTTTAGTGGTAATTTACATGCAACTGGTGTTTCAACAGCAGCATTTCTCCAGGCAACTACAGTTAATGCTTCTGGTATTGTAACTGCACTATCTTTTAGTGGTTCTGGTTCTGGATTATCTGCTGGTACAGTTCCAGCTTCAGCAATCGATATTGATGGCGCCATTGCCGCTGCTGGACTAACATCTGATGATTTATTCCTAATTGATGATGGCGCTGGTGGAACCAATAAGAAACTAACGGCTCAGCAACTTTCTAACTATGTTCTAGGTGGTTCAGGCGGTGCTACTTTCCCTGCAATCAACGTAACAGGTATTGCAACTGCTACGTTCCTACAAGCAACAACAGCAACCGTAGGTGCTGGTCTAACAGTAACTGGAGCAACTGATCTAAACGGTGGTTTAGACGTTTCTGGTGGAGAAACAGTTCTATCTTCGGCAACAGTTTCCGATCTAACATCAGGTCGTGTTGTTCTTGCTGGTACTTCAGGTGCTCTACAAGACAATGCAAACCTAACATTCAATGGTTCAACTCTAGCAGTTACTGGATCACAAACAGTTTCAACAAACTTAACTGTATCTGGTGGAATTTCGGGTAATATTAATGCTACTGGTGTTTCTACCGTAACTACAGTAAGTGGTACAACAGCAACATTTACTAATATTACTGCCAATGGTGGATTTACTGGAAATATTAATGCTACTGGAGTATCAACTGCTGGTTTCTTACAAGCAACTACAGTTAATGCTTCTGGTATTGTTACTGCTTCACAATTCAGTGGTTCTGGTGCTGGTTTATCAAATAGCACTGTTCCAGTTCCTTCTCTGAATATTACTGGTGCTGGTGCTTCAACTTCAGTTGCTGCATCTGACGTATTTGTATTCCAGTCTGCTGCTACGGGTGTAAATGGTAAAGTAAGTGCTCAAAACCTATCCAACTATATTCTAGGTGGTTCAGGCGGTGCTACATTCCCTGCAATCAACGTAACAGGTATTGCAACTGCTACCTTCTTAAAGGCAACTACAGCAACAGTAGGTGCTGGTCTAACGGTAACTGGAGCAATTACTGGTAATGGTGGTGCATCAATTACTGGTGGTGAAACAACTCTATCATCAGCAACAGTATCAGACTTAACTGCTGGTCGTGTTGTTCTTGCTGGTACTTCAGGTGCTCTTGAGGATAGTTCAAACCTAACATTTGGTGCGAACGGTTTACGAGTAACTGGTGGTGCTAACGTTTCTGCTGCTTCTACTTTTGGATCAAACCTAAGTGTTGGCGGTAACGTTATTGTTTCTGGAGATTTAACAGTTAACGGTACAACAACTCAAATCAATACAATTCAAACAACAATTGAAGATACACTACTAGAACTTCAAATTGTTGACGGTACTGCTCCATCTTCTGATACCAACAAAGACGTTGGTCTAATCATGAACTACTATGATACCCAAGCAAGAAAGGCTGCTTTCTTCTGGGATGATAGTGCTACACGATTTGTTCTTGCAGCAACTGCTTCAGAAAGCACAGGTGTTGTTACACCAGCAACTTATGGTGGTCTAGAAATTGGTTCTCTATATCTAAATGATTGTGCAGGTGCTTCTCAAGTTATTTCTTGCAGTGGAACTACAAGATCTCTTGAGAATATCACAATCGACGGTGGTTCATTCTGAGGATAAGTAAAACTCAATAAATAGGGGGAGTTCAAAACTCCCCTTTTTTATTGACATGAATGAACAAGAATTAAAAGCTCTTATAGGAGTTTACCAAAGAAGATTAAATGATGCTCAAGCACAAGCAATTGCATTTGAAGCACGAACTGTTGTACAACAAGAAATAATTAATAATCTACAACAGCAATTAGAAGAAACACCAAAAAGAAATTCAAAAAAACCTGATGCAGGTGAATTTTGATGAAAGAATATTTTAGTGGTATTTGGCAAGATGAAAATTTTGCCAATTTACAATATTCTGGATATCAATTAGTTGAATATGTCAATTCTAAAAATCCAAAAAGAGTTTTAGATGTGGGATGTGGTTTCAATCGCTTCAAAGGTAAAATTAATAATCTTTGGGGAATAGATCCATACAATAATAAAGCAGATCATCAAATATCTTTAGAGCAATACAAGGGTCCTAAAGTTGATATTGCATTGTGTTTGGGATCAATTAATTTTGGTGATGAAGATAATATCGACAATCAAATTAAAATTCTTGATAACATATGGACTAAAGAATGTATCTTTAGAGTTAATCCTGGATTAGAGCATACCTGGAGAAACAAAAAAGATTATGAGGATGTTATTTGGTATCCATGGTCAGTTCAAAAAATAATTGACATTTCAAAACAATACGACTATAATTTAAGTTTCATTAAAAAAGAATATACTATTCATGATCATCTAAGATATTTTTTTAGTTTCACTAAATAAAGGTGTAAACAATAAAAAAATATATAGGGAGTTTACAATGCTTTCTGGAAAGGAATTTGTAGCAAAGATTAAAGAAGAGAATGCTTCTCTCTTTGCTGAATCGCGTAAGAATGTTCGCAATTTCTTTGCATCAAATCCAAGCAAAGAATTCATGGTTGAGCACTTCCGTGGTCGTATGGTTAATGAAGCAATGAACATGAAGGCAATTTCTGCTGAGATTGCTTCTGCTTCACCTTCAATGGATGTAACCGAACTAGAGCTTCTAACCAAGCAAGCACAAGATGAAGCTAAGCACTTCCGTATGGTTAAGGAAGTTCTTGAGCATATCACTGGTGAGCAAGTTGACGTTGAGGTTGCTTTTGCTGCTGAAGTTGCTGCTCCACAAGCAAAAGGTGCTTCACTTCTAGACAAGTATGGTGCTGCTCAAGATCCTGCTGCTCTTGCTGCATACCAGCTTGTTGCAGAAGGTCGTGCGGAAGCAGTATGGGCAGAAATGGCAGAGTGTGTAGAAGATGAGTTCATCTCTTCACGCTACGCCGCTATTGCTAAGGATGAAGGTTTCCACGCTAACATCGGTGGTTGGAAGCTAGAGAAACTTGTAGAAGGTGCTGCTGAACTACAAGAGCGTATCCTAAGCATGGTTGCTCAAATGCGTGCAGATCTTCTAGAGATCTCTCGCAAGAACACCGCTATCGCTGTTTGAATGGTTTGCGACCATCCCTAATGGTCCCATCTAACCAATATTCATCAACGTAGTTAACATATTTGTGGTTGGCATCTTTATCAATAAAAGTATTGATGCCTTCCACAGTTACAGGAAAATTTAATATACGTCCAATATATCTGATATAATTTTCTCTATGCAGAAAAAATGCTTCATGATCTAAGAAGTGATAATCAATATCAGAGTTTATAATTTCACTATAATAAAAAAGAGCGGTCGGTAGCGTAACTTCGCCACCGACCCTTTTTTGTTGTAGGGAGTTTATATTTTGATCTCTTACAATAATAGCAACTACTGGTTCAACTCCTAATTGTTTTGCCTTTTTACACACCTCAATAATTTTCGGCACTTGCCTTACTCCATCATAAAAAAATGGAACACTTACATTAGCAAGAAAATATTTTCCATCAGGAAATTGAAGTTCTTCTGGATAAACCCAATATCGTGCAAAAGGTTCTTCATCACTAGGAACCCAATACTTATGCTTTAGTTCTTCCCACCCAATCACATCTGGATGAAGACTTAGTAGTCTTGCAAATAAATGATTGCCAGATCCTTGTGGACCAGTGCAAATTAATAGTTTTTTCATGGACGATTTTTTAATGATATTGCAGTTTTATTACATGTATCTAATGGATTGTGTTCAATATAATTGACATATTTTGCATTAGCATCTTCTTCTAAGATAGAATTTACTCTATTGTCATACCAAGCAATAGGAATACCAACGTCTAGAGTTTTTAGATATTCTTGTTTATACAAATATAATAATTCATAACTCAAATATGTTGGATTTTTCATTTTTGGAAGTTGATCCAAGAAATGCCTAACTGTGCTTTCTTCCCTAAGTCTTGTTTGTTGATTATAAAGAATATTTTGATCTCTACCAATTACCAATACTTTTGTTTTTATACCCAAATCTTCCACTGCTTGAGTAAATGCTGGGACATTAGGACACCATTTTGTTCCAGAACTTGCAATTCCTAGTGGGACACTGATACTTGTAAAAAAATATTCATGTGTATTCCAATCAAATTCCTTCAATAACTCAATATTTTTCCAACACTTTGCAAATGGTTCTGTAGTTCTGTGTGCTTCCCAATAATTATCTAATAAACTTTTCCAACCAAAAACATCATCATGTAATGAAAAAATTTTTGACCATAGATGATTACCAGATCCTTGAGGACCAGTAAGAATAGCAAGTGTTTTCACATTATTGTTTCAAATCGTATACTAATTATACCATATAAATAATACCAACTTAGAGACACAAATTCAATCTAATCAATCTTCCGTAAAGAGAGTACATACTATTTCTGACGGCGATTACATGAATGGAAAAAAGTCTCTGCTTTATAGCAGATTTTTTATTTTTTGTAAATGGCAAGTCCCACAATCAAAGTAAAAAGATCTTCGGTGTCTGGGAAAATTCCTACGATATCGCAATTAGATCTTGGTGAATTAGCTATCAACACATTTGATGGTAAAGTATATACTGAGCAAGATCAGTCTTCAGTTGGTGTTGGCACAACAGTTATTGTTCTTAATCCTTGGTCTGTAGGAACTGGAACAAATACTTATAATACTTATTTTAATGTTGGTAATGTTGGTGTAGGTTCTACATTACCAACATCAAAAATCGATGTTGTAGGAGATGGTAAGTTTACTGGTGTTGTTACTGCAACAACTTATATTGGAAATCTAACTGGAAATGTTACTGGTAATCTAACTGGTAATGTTACTGGTAATCTTAATTCATCGGGTGTTTCGACAGTAACATATTTACGAGCAACAAATATAAACGCTACTGGATTAGTTACTGCAACAACATTCTATGGCAATATTTACTCAACAGGAATATCAACGATTTCTGGTTTCAAGTTTCCTTCTTCTGATGGAACTGCTGGACAATTTTTAAAAACTGATGGTTTCGGTAATCTTTCGTTTGCAACTGCGTCTGGGGGTTCTGCTGTTGCGGCTGGTTCTGCAACAACCATTTCAGATGATTACTTTACTGCAACACAAGGACAGACAGTTTTTACTGCTACTCAAGACTTCACTGGAAAATCAGTTCAAGTTTTTCTCAATGGTATAAAACTCAGATCAACAACTGATTTTACAACTACTAATCCATCAACAGTTACTTTAGTTAGTGGTGCCACAGTAAATGATCGAGTAAATATTGTAGTTTCATTCGGATACACATTAGAAGAACAAACGTTTACTGCAACTCAAGGACAACTAATAATTAGTCCAAGTGGATCTTTTGCAAGTCCAGCAAACATCAAAGTATATGTCAATGGTATCAAATTACGAAAGACTACAGACTACGGAGCATCTTCGTCCGTTGCATTAGTAACAGCAGCAAATGCAGGTGATGAAATAGATTTGGTATGCGACAATGCTGAAGACTATTATACAGCAACTCAGGGACAAACTCTATTTACACCAACAAGCACTGATATTACTTCAAGCAATCTCCAAGTATTTTTGAATGGTGTAAGATTAGAAAAAACGCAAGACTATACAATTGGATCTCCTGCTATTAACCTTGTTTCCGCACTCACGGTTGGAGATGAAGTTGATGTTGTTATTACAAGAACCTGATAAATAAAGAAAAGTAGGTATATCAATGGCAAACCCTGCTTCAAGACAGGAATTAGTAGACTACGCAAAAAGACAGTTAGGATATCCTGTATTGGAGATCAATCTTGCTGATGAGCAGATTGAGGATTTGATGGACGATGCTATCCAAATGTTTCAGAATAGACATATGGATGGTGTCGAATTGATGTATCTAAAACATAAAGTAACTCAACCATTTCTTGACGCTATTCAAGCAAGAGGAAGTAACAAAACAATTGGTATAACTACAACAACGGGAACAGCAAATATAACTGGTATTGGAACAACTACGTTTTCATTTGAAGAAAATCAAAACTTTATTCAAGTTCCAGATGCGGTGATTGGAATTGAAAAGGTTTGGAAGTTAGACAATCGTGCAATCAGCACTAATATGTTTAGTGTGAATTATCAATTATTTTTGAATGAAATCTATTGGTTTAGTTCTACTGAGTTATTGAACTACACTATGACAAAAAGATATCTAGAAGATATTGATTTTATTTTACACCCTGATAAGCAAATTAGATTTAACAGAAGACAGAATAGACTATATCTTGATACTGATTATTCTAGTATTAAAGTTGATGATTATATCATCATCCAATGCTATAGAGTTCTCAATCCTAATGAATTTACAAAAGTCTATAATGATCCATTTTTGAAAAAATATTTTACTGCCTTAATGAAGAGGCAATGGGGACAAAATCTTATCAAGTTTAGAGGAGTAAAACTTCCAGGTGGAGTAGAACTCAATGGTCGTGAAATTTATGAAGATGCTCTAAGAGAATTAGAAAAACTAGAAGAGCGCATGACTTATGATTACGAACTTCCACCATTGGATATGATTGGATAATGTTAAATCCATTTTTTACTCAAGGTACTAAATCCGAACAAACTCTTGTGCAAGAGTTGATGGATGAACATATCAAAATTCATGGTATTGAATTTATATACTTACCAAGAATTTTTGTCAATACTAAAAGTATTCTAAGAGAAGTTTCTACATCTAAATTCAATCGATCATTTCCCATAGAAGGATATGTTCAAAGTTATGAAGGATTTGGAGATCCTTCAAATATTCTAACAAAATTTGGTGTAAGAACTACTGCAGAAATGCAAATTGTTATTTCTCAGAGAAGATTTGAAGATAGCATTACTCCACTTCTTGAAGGAGTAACTGGTTTACCAGATAATCCAACTAGACCTTTAGAAGGTGATTTATTATATTTCCCATTATCAGATACTCTTTTTGAAATTAAATATGTTGAAAATGATCAACCTGGATTTTTCCAATTGCAAAAAAATTATACTTATCTACTAAAATGTGAAGCATTTGAATATGAAGATGAAGTTCTTAACACTGGAATTTCAGAGATTGATGATGAGTTTGCATCATTTGGATATAATGCAACTCTTACCTTTGTTGGTATTGGATCAACTGCTGCTGCATTTACTTCACTAGTCAATGGTGGAGTTCATGCAATTACTATCCTCAATGAAGGAACAGGATATACTGCAGATCCTACAGTTAGAATTGCGCCACCAGGAATAGGTAGAACCGCACAAGCAGTCGCAATAACTACAGAAAATAGTAGCGGTACAAGATCTCTACAGGCAATATATGTCACCAATCCTGGTTTTGGATATACGTCCATTCCAACAATTCAAATCATTTCTACAGATGGAAATGGATCTGGTGCTATTGCTGTAGCTGGAATTGGAACAACTGGATCTGTGGGTGTTGTGACAATATCTAGTGGTGGACAAAATTATGTCTTACCACCTACTATTACGTTCACTTCTGCTCCTGCGGGTGGTGTTACTGCTATTGGAACAGCAGTTCTCAATACTCAAAATAATCTATCAGCAATCAGAATTATCAATGCTGGTTATGGTTATACGCAAGTACCTACTATTACAGTATCTGCTGCGGGAACTATTGGCATTGGTACTTATCAATATGGAGATATCATCAGAGGCGTCTCAACTGGTACAACAGCGTTTACAGCATCTTGGGATAAACCAACCTTAACAATGAGAGCACGCAACTTGACTGGAAGATTTGCTCCTGGTGAAATGATCATTGGTGCGGGAACTACATTTGGTAGCGTTGCGTACATCCTAAATACAATCAACTATGATGATGACGATCCATTTGAACAAAATCAAGAATTCCAGTCTGAAGCAAGTACAATTCTTGATTTTTCAGAAAATAATCCATTTGGTGAGGTGTAACGAATGTTAGGAACATATTTTTATCACGAAATTATCAGAAAAACAGTCATCGCTTTTGGTACACTGTTTAATAATATTGAAATTAAGCATAAGGCAGATGATAATAATCAAACGCTAAGTGTTATCAAAGTTCCTATTGCATATGGACCAATTCAAAAGTTCTTAGCAAGAATTGAACAACAACCAAATTTTGAAAGAACTGTAGCAATTACATTACCAAGGTTAGCGTTTGAGATCATTTCATATCGCTACGATCCTTCTAGAAAAGCATCACCAATCACTAAATTCTGTGGAGTAGCAAATAATAAAATCAAAAAAGTATTCATGCCTGTTCCATATGACATTGGATTTAGGTTGAGCTTTGCTTGTAAACTTCAAGATGATACTTTACAAATTTTAGAACAAATTTTACCATTCTTTCAACCATCATATTCAGTATCAGTAAAATTAATTGATGAGATCAATGAAGTAAGAGATATTCCTTTTACCTTAAATAATATTTCGTTTAGAGATGAATATGAAGGTTCTTTTGATAAGAGAAGATATATTCAGTATGATCTAGATTTTACTGCAAAAACATACTTCTATAGTGAACTACCAACTGATGAAAGTGGTGGTATCATCAAACGTGTTCAAGTCGATTATTCATCTACAATTAGAGCACCAAGAGAAGTTAGATATGTTGCAACTCCTGCTGCAACGAAAGACTATAACAATGATCAAACCACAGCATTGACTGCAACACTAGAAACTTCTAAAACATTGATGAAGGTAACAAGTTCGGCTTCACTAGAAGTTAGAAAGTACATTCAAGTCAATGAAGAGGTGATGAGAATTGAAGAGATTGATGGAACTAATGTAATTGTTTCCAGAGGTCAATATGGATCATCAATTCAAGAACATTATGCTGGTGATAAAGTTGATCGTATCACGATAGCAGATGATGCTTTGATCGATATTGATGATGACTTTGGTTTCAATGAAACTAGAACATTCTTCCAAGATTTCAAATCATTTAGTTCAAGTCAGGGAAGCGATGTATAAAGAATGGAAAAATCTTTTGATGCTATTGATAAGGCGCTTGATATAAAAGCGGAGATGGTGGAAACTGTCAAAGAAAAACCACCAGTAGAAACTCCTGATGATCCACAAAAAGATTATGAGTATAGTAGAGCACAATTATATACTCTAATTGAGAAAGGTCAAGAAGCTGTTAGTGGAATACTTGAACTAGCTCAAGATAGTCAGCATCCAAGAGCATTTGAAGTTGCAGGACAACTGATCAAATCTGTTGGTGATGTAACTGATAAATTACTTGAACTTCAGAAGAAAATGAAAGATATTGAGAAGCCACAAAGCAATGGTCCAAAAACTGTCAATAACGCATTATTTGTGGGATCTACTGCTGATCTACAAAAGATGCTAAAGCAAGGGTTTCTAAATAATAAGGAGTAATCTTTTATCCTATGGGTTGGTCTGACAAATATAAAAAGTCAATAGACTGTAATAACCCAAAGGGGTTTTCTCAACGTGCTCATTGCCAAGGAAGAAAAAAGAAAGTGAAAGAACAAAAAGACCACGAAGTTTCAATGGCAAATAGTCAACTTGACAACGCTATTGCTAATGCAAAGAAACTAAAAGCAAAACTTGGCAAGAAAGAAAAAGATATTCCTGCTTGGGTTCAAGCGAAGATTACTGACACCGATCATAATATGGATGCTGCTGCATCATCAATGAGTGAGGATTTGAGAAAGTGGTTTGGTACTGGTGGTGAAGGTGGAGTAGGTGGTGGTGGATGGGATAGATATAATACAAAAGGTGAAAGAATTGGTAAGTGTGCTCGTGAACCAGGTGAACCAAAACCAAAATGTTTGTCTAAAGAAAAAGCAGCAAAAATGTCTAAAAGTGAAATTGCTTCTGCTGTTAGAAGAAAACGTCAAGAAGATCCAGTAGCAGATCGTTCTGGAAAAGGAGGAAAACCAATCATGTCATCGAACAAAATTGATGAGCAAGAAGCGCAAGATTATCAAAAGTTTGACCGTAGAGTAAATACTGCAATGGCAGCAAAAACACCAGATCTAAAAGTAAAACTACTAAAACTTGCTGGTCAAGCGCATCCATCTTCTCAAGTCAAGACTGCAGAAGAGTTTATGGAAGCTTGCTGGCAGGGTTATAAGCAAGTTGGAATGAAGAAGAAAGGAAAGAGAATGGTTCCTAACTGTGTTCCAGAAGAGGTTGAAATTGATGAAATGATTGCACTTGCTGCTCCTATTGTAAGAGGAGTTGCTGCAGTATCAAGAATTGGACAAGGTGTTGCAAAAGCAGGACAAGCAGTAAAATCTGGTGCTCAGGCAGTGAAATCTGGTATTAAAAAAGTAGGATCTGGTATAGAGGATGCCACTAAGATTGCAGGAGAAATTAAAAAACAACCACTTGACACAAAAAAACCACAGGAACCAGAATGGAAAAAAGGATTGAAGAAAGCAGGTGAGACTGCAAAGTCTGCAGTAAAAACAACAGTAGGTGGTTTTGCTTCAATGTATGAACCAAGAGAAGAATATATCATGGAAAAGAATGTTCCTACTAACCCTTCTCTATGGTCAAGAGCAAAAGCACAAGCAAGAGCAAAGTTCGACGTTTATCCATCCGCTTATGCTAATGGATGGGCTGCCAAATGGTATAAGTCCAAAGGTGGCGGATGGAAGACTGCTGCAAAGGAGAGTTATGACCAGACAAGAGAACTACTTACTTTTAGTGATTTTAGGCAGATCTCTAACAATAGCTTCAGCAATGAGAACGAAACCGTAAATGAAGTTGCTGCATGGCAGCGTAAGGAGGGAAAAAATAAAGAAGGTGGTCTAAATGAAAAGGGTCGTAAGTCTTATGAAAGAGAAAATCCAGGATCAGATCTAAAAGCACCTTCTAAAAAAGTCGGTAACCCACGTAGAGCATCATTCTGTGCCCGTATGTCTGGGATGAAAAAGAAACTAACAAGTAAAAAGACTGCTAACGATCCAAATTCACGTATTAATAAGTCACTAAGAGCCTGGAACTGCTGATGAAATCCTTCAAAGAATTTTTATCCGAAAGCGTAAACATTTTTGGAAATGCTTCAGTAGGAACTATTATCGTCAATGGTAGTTCCGAACAAGAAGAGACTGTAGGAGAACAGTTTTCTGCAGAAGTTTTCTGGCACGGAAATTTATATACAATGATTTTTGAACTGGATCAAAAAGGATTACCAACTAGATGGGAATTATCTAGAAGATTGCAAGAAGAATATCCTGGGGCAATTGTTCATAACATTTATCCAGATTATTCAAATCCATCCTCACTCAAAATCAAAGACGTAAAAAAATATCATCCATTACGAATGCAGTGGGAAAATTGAAAATTTATGGCACAATTCAATAAAAATACTCAGGACTTTCTAAACCAAGAAAGGACGCTTTTTGAAGTGAATATGGTCGCCAATAAAAATGGCGAAGTAGTAACGTTAGATAATCCATTTCCAGTTACAGGAACTATAGGAATACAAACTGGAACTGGATTAATTATTAATGCAGATACAACTGCATATGATGCTTTTGGTAGACAAAGAGTTTCCGAACCATTTACCCTTGGCGACTATAAGCATCTCTATGCTATTGATACTAATTTTATAGAAAGTTATTCTGGAGCAGGATCTACAGTAACTTTCACAACAAACCAAGCAGCAGCAAGACTACAAACGGGTATTGGAAGCACCGCATATTCAATTCATCAAACAAAGTTTTATCACCATTATCAGCCAGGAAAATCACAACTGATTTTTAGTTCTTTTAATTTCTATGCACCTCAACAGAATGCAACAAAAAGAACTGGATACTTTGACGATAGAGATGGTATTTTCTTGGAGCAAGTAGGTCTTAGTACATCTGATGGTATTAATGCTGGTATAGGAACTTATAACTGGGTCATTAGAACCTTTACAAGTGGAATTGCAACAGAAACGAGAATTCCAAGATCCCAATGGAATAAAGATAAGTGTGATGGAACTGGCACCTCTGGTTTTAATATTGATTTTACAAAAACTCAACTAGCATTTATTGACTTTCAGTGGTTGGGTGTTGGTAGAGTTCGTTGTGGTTTTGCTCATGATGGAAAGTTAATTACTGCTCATGAGTTTTATCACTCAAACAATAATCCCAGAGTTTATATTTCAAACCCAAATCTGCCAGTTCGTTGTGAAATAAGAAATACTGCTGTTGGTGTTGGAGCATCATTTGACCAGATTTGCTCTACTGTTGCAAGTGAAGGTGGTTATGTTGAAAGTGGTATTGACTTTGCATACACGATGACTACAACAAGAACTACACCAACTCCAGCAGGAACAGAATTTCCATTAGTTGCAATTCGCCTGAAAAATACTTTCCAAGGATATCCTAATAGAATATCAGTTAGATTAAATAATATTTCTATTCATTGTGAAACTAATAGTATCATTTATAAAATTGTAAAACTTCCAAGTTCTGCATATATTGGTAATGCAGGAACTCTTACTTGGACTTCTGCTTCTGATAATAGTGGAGTTGAAGTTTGTGTAGATGCAACAACTTATAGTGATGGAGACCAATTTGCTTCTGGATATGTACCATCAGGTGCTTCTCAAAACTCACTTTCTCCAGTTGCATCTGGGGCACTTACAGCGGCAAAGAAAAATATTATTGTTCAAAATATAGATTCAAGTAATTCTGAAATTTATGCAATTATCATAAGGACAATTACAACAACTGGTAACGCGGTTGGTCAAGTAGCAGCAGCACTTCAATGGAGGGAGATTTATTGAATTATGGCAGCTGACATTTATCTTGGCAATCCCAATCTAAAAAAGGCAAATACTCCGATTGAATTTACTGAAGAACAAATCCTTGAGTTTCTCAAATGTAAACAAGATCCTGTATATTTTGCTCGTAACTATATCAAAATTGTTTCTCTTGATCACGGTCTAGTTCCTTTTGAAATGTATCCTTTTCAGGAGAAGTTGATTAGGAACTTCCATGCTCATCGTTTCAATATTTGTAAGATGCCTCGTCAGACAGGTAAATCTACAACTTGCGTTTCATATTTGTTACATTATGCAGTATTTAATGATAATGTAAACATCGCAATTCTTGCAAACAAAGCATCCACTGCAGGTGATCTACTAAGCAGATTACAACTTGCTTATGAGAACTTACCAAAGTGGATGCAACAAGGCATTATTGCCTGGAACAAACGATCTATGGAATTAGAAAATGGTTCAAAAATTATTGCTGCTTCTACTTCTGCCTCTGCGGTACGTGGTGGCTCTTATAATATTATATTCTTGGACGAATTTGCGTTCATCCCTAATCATATTGCTGACGAGTTCTTCGCTTCTGTCTATCCTACTATTTCATCTGGTCAATCTACAAAGGTAATTATCGTTTCTACTCCACACGGTATGAACCACTTTTACCGAATGTGGCATGATGCAGAAAGAGAAAAGAATGAATACATTCCTACCGAAGTTCACTGGTCAGAAGTTCCTGGTAGGGACACTAAATGGAAAGCACAAACAATCGCAAACACTTCTGAACAACAATTCCGAGTTGAGTTTGAGTGCGAATTCCTAGGATCTGTTGATACTTTGATTGCACCATCTAAACTCAAGGCAATGGTTTATGATGATCCAGTAAAGAATAATGGTAGTTTATGTATATACAATGAACCCGATGAAATACGAGATTACATCATAACGGTTGATGTTGCTCGGGGAGTATCAAAAGATTATTCTGCATTTGTGGTATTTGATATTACTACATTCCCATATAAGGTTGTTGCTAAGTATAGGAATAATGAAATTAAACCTATGTTATTCCCATCTGTTATTGAGGAAGTGGGAAGAGCATATAATAATGCTTATATATTGTGTGAAGTCAATGACATTGGGGATCAAGTCGCTTCAATTTTGAATTTTGATCTTGAATATGAAAATATGTTGATGTGTTCAATGCGTGGTCGTGCTGGACAGATTGTTGGTACTGGTTTTTCTGGAAAGAAAACTCAACTTGGAGTAAAGATGAGTTCCACTACAAAGAAAGTAGGATGCTCAAACCTAAAGACTTTGATTGAAGATGACAAACTTATTATAACAGATTACGATACAATTAGTGAACTAACTACCTTCATTCAAAGAAAACAATCATTTGAAGCTGAAGAAGGTTGTAATGATGACTTGGCAATGTGCTTAGTTATTTTTTCCTGGTTAGTTGCTCAGGATTACTTTAAAGAGATGACGGATCAGGATGTTCGTAAGCGTATCTATGAAGAGCAACGAAACCAAATTGAACAAGATATGGCACCATTTGGTTTTATCAGTGATGGTTTAGACGCTATGGGAACTGAAGTCGATAGCAATGGAGATGTATGGAAAGTTGATGAGTATGGTGATAGATCTTACATGTGGGAATATCACTGATTTCAGGAATTTATAAATAATTTTAGTCTAAAATTAGGGTTACTGCAGGGAGTTTAGAATGGCACTTCAGTTAGCATCTCCAGGTATTCGTGTAAGAGAGGTAGATCTA